CTGCCCTGAACGCCGGTTGCCAGCGGCAATGGTGCATCGTTGAGATGCATGGCCGCCGAGTTGGAAATCGCGAATACCGGCTGGCCGACGATCATGGCAATGGCCGAGGCGTCGATCGCGCCAACACTGCCGGCGGTCATGTAGCCCGACACGATCAGGTTCGCGTAGCCCGGTGCCAGCAGGTTGATCCGCATCGCCTGAGCCGGGTTGGCGACGAACACCACTTTCGCATCGGGATTGCCGCTGCCGGTGACCGCGGCTGCCAATGCCCTGAGATCGGCCAGCATCGCCTCGTTGGCGGGTGTCAGCGCCGAGGCCGTGACTGACGTGGCGCCGTTGAATAACCCTGCGGGACGCACCGCGCTCACTGCCGTGGTGTCGAACAATGCGGTATCGAGCAATGCAGTCAGATCATGGCTCAGGGTTTCGCGCACCAGCATTTCGATCGCCGAGGCCAGCAACATTTCTTCCGAGAATGCACTGACCGCGGAAAGCTTGTAGGGTTGCAACGTGGCCGCCCCCAGCACGCCCTGGTATACTGGCTTCGCGCCGCCTTCCGCGATCCACGCCCCCATCAGGGTCAGCGGGCTCGCGCGGCTCGGGATCTTGACCGAGGCCACGCCAGGTTCGAGCGGCACGGTGAGCGCGCGGCTTGCCAATTGCGCGAAGCCGGACTGCGGCATGTCGCTGGCGACGAAATCAAGCACCGCGGCGTCGACCAGTTCGGCAGCCCACGTCGCGGTCGTGGTTGTCGCCGGATTTGTCACCGCGCGAATGTAGGCGGCTGTCGCCTGGCATTGGCCGTAGTGCCTCGCCACGGTGTCGGCGACGTCTTCGTACTTTCCGTTAGAGCCTTCGCGCATCAGTTCGGCCGTGGCGGCGCGAACCAGTACGTCACTCGGGCGCAGGCGCTTGCGCTCAACAGCAGGCGGCAATCGCTTTGATGATGTGGAATATGCTTCGGGGGCCATCGGCTCTGCTCCATCGCGGGCGGCGGGCTGGGAATGCGATGAAGTCTACGCCGACCCCGCGGGAGTGCAATGCAAATCGTTATATAGCGCGGGATATAACGAACCGGGGACCGCCGAATGATGTCCCGGCAGCCGCCTGTGAAAAACGGGCACAACCGAATAGTCCGCAATTCCATTTCCGCCGACAGCCGCGATGATCGACCGCCGGAAGCCATCACCGCGGAGAAAACCCATGGCAACGCCAACGCTCGATCGCCTGCCAGATGGCGACTGGTACGTGCTTTCGATCTGCAAGCGCACGGCGCGCGGACGGGAATGGGTTGCGTTGTTGATCGATGTCGATCCCGAGAGCGAGGACTGGCCCCAGGGCTGTCGCAAATCGCGCGAATGCTGGTTCAATATTCCGGGCCGGCATAAGGACCGGGATGCCGCATGGCAGGCGATGGCGGATGCGTGCGAAACGCGGCATTGAGGCTTTGAATATCTCCCCAGATTTGGGGAGGTCTTGGTTCCGGCCGGTCAACGCCGGTTGCTACCAGGTCGCCGCCGGTCAGGCCGGGGTTACGGGCGGTCAAAAAGGTACCCAGGTAAATGCGTGCGGAATTTTTGGGCGCCGCTCCGGTCGTTGGCGGTACCAGGGTGCAGGAGGCCCCCCCCTGGGTACCAGTTTGGAACGTTTGTTCCTGGGGCTGGTCGGCAATGGCCTGAACTTCGGGGTCGTAGAGCATGGGTCAATGCAAATTGGGCTTGCGATCTAGATGCGGCAGAATGGGATTCCCGTCAGGATCAACGACCCACACCGCACCGTCAACAAGCTTGACGATGCGCTCTGCCGACTCACCAAGCGGGACATAGAACATTCCCCAAATAAGATCGGCGTGTTTAGGGTCCATTTCGGCAGCGAGATCGGCAAGAAAGACCGGCTCGCCATCCTTGCCTTCGACGTAGAGTCGCCCATCGTCGGCTTGCTGCACCGTCTTGATTGTCCAAGGTTCAAACATCTTCCATCCGCCATCGACCTGTAACTCCATGCCGACGCGGTAATCGCTCAGGCTGATGTAAGTGTGCTTGTTGTGGTCGAACGGCAGTCCGGGCCTCGTCATCATCGTTGCATCCTCCTGGTTGCTAGGGATTGTTGGTCAGCTATCGCCGCCAGTTCTTGCTCCACGGATTCAAGCTCCCGCTGTAGGGTGTCGAAGCTTTCATCCCACCGCCCGACTTCGGCTATTTGGGCTGTGAGCGACCGCTGCCGGGTGGTCAGCAGATCAAGGTAAAATTCCATTGTTAGTCCTCCTTGTTTTCCCGGCATCCGGCCAGGCGCGGATTCAGTCCTGTTCTGTTCGGCGCCGCATCAGCGCGGAGTATTCGCCGTGATGGGTTTGATCGAGCGCGGGCAGGCGTTCCCATCCATCAGCCATGAATCGCTCAACGTCGGCATGTCGGACGTAGCGAAACGTCTCACCCGACTCGATCAGAGTGGTGGGTGTGGCTATGGGTGTTACGCTAGGCGTTACCCTAAGCGGCGTTACGTTAGCTGTTACGCTAAGACGCTTGCGATAAGCCGCTTGCTTGCAGGCATGCGAGCAGAACCGAGCGCTGGATCGTTGCGGCTCGTAAGCCTTGCGGCATTGCTCGCAGACTCCGGTGCGTCGGGGAGCAGCAATCTCCTCGCCCTGGTTGCGCCTGTGGATCGCCGTAACGCCCTTGTGCCGTGCATCGAACCGGAACCAGGCATGGTTGTCCTTGCCGCTGTGCTTTGAGTCCGCGATCCATTTCACCCGGCCGATTGTCACGACGTCCGAGCAGTGGGCCAGGTATGGCACTGCTTGCAGGGTGCTCACCCAATCCTGATCCAGCAGCAGCCAGGTCGGAAGGATTCTTCCGAAGTGCACGATCAGTTTGTGCATTAGATCGCGAGTGTAGGGCGGATTCGTAATGATCGCGTCGATGTCTCCATAGGAGTCGATCGCCAAGGCATCCTGGCCGGTGCGGAGATCGCCCTGGTAGGCGCAGCGCAGTCCATGGGACTCCAGGTGTCGGACCAGATCACCATCACCACAGCATGGCTCGGCAAAGGTTCGGATACCCCGAAGGTATGGAACCAGCGGCGCCACGGCCTTCGCTGGCGTCGGGTAGAAGTCAGCCGCCCTACGTTCGAAACTGGATCGCTTGCCCATGGCTATCGCTCCCGCTCGTCGAGGCCGAGAATCCAGAGCCGCTCGCAGACGTCGTGCAGCCAGACCGCCTGGCCACTGACCGAGACCAGGCGCTCGCTGCCGTCGATCTCGCCCTGGCATTGGGCACAGGTTCGGTCGGTGGGGATGTCGTCGGGAGCGTCTGAAGGGGCGTTTTCGGCGCAAGACACCCGTTCTTCCGTCTGATCCCCCTTTCCAACCGCTACACCGCTACAATGCCCGTCGTTATTGGGTTTCTCGCATTTTCGATCCGCTACATCGGGTTGGGCTGTAGCGGTTTGAAAACCCGCACTTATGCCCATTTCATAAGGGTTGTAGCGGTGTAGCGGTTCGGAAGCCCCGTCATCGGGCAGATAGCGTGCGAAGGCCTCCTTGAAGTGCTCCAAGAGGTAGCCCTTGGGCACATTGTCGCCGATGCGGATGTTCTCCGGCACGATCTTCAGTTGCTTCAGCAACCGCGCGAGCTTGTTCTGCGTGATCGGCTTCTCGCTTTTTCCAAACTCGCCCCAGGGCCGTCCATCCGTCTCGGCGAGTGCCTCGACCAGCGCGGCTGACGGGATCCGGTCCGCCGGATCGACCTCGTTCGCCGCCCGCTTGGCAAAAATGTCCCGGATGTCGCCGAGCAGGAGTTCCAGCAGTGAGGCGTCGTCGACGTCGGTGGCGACCCCCCTGAGCGCAGCCGCTTGCCCACGCTCCAGCCACTTGCCGCCCGCGACGGTCGCGATGGCGAGCAGTGGCCGCCAGTTGTCTGCGGCCCGGTTGTAGATCCCGGCCGGCATATCGGGTTCGGTCGCGGCGATGGCGACTCCATTGTCGCCTGTCCAGCGGGCCAGCCTGCGCGCCAGGACGACCAGGTGACCGACCTGGTCGAGCCGGAACGGCGTGATGGTCTCGTCCTTCTTCCGCCGTGTCAGAGTGATGGGCACCGATCTATCGGTGAGGGTTGGCGGCAATTGCCCGATCAGTGCGATGGCGCAGGCGCCGAAGGTCGAGAACGAACGCACCGTGTGATCATCACCGACATTGCGCAGGACCGCACCGCCCTTGCGGTGCCCACTGTTCAGAACGCCGCGAAGCTCCTCATTGTCCCGAAGAAAGCTGTCGGCCTCATCGATCATCAGCGTCGGATGGAAGCCCTCGACGACGCGGAAGATCGCGCTGGCCGAGACGTTGGCGGCCGGTAACGGCCGCAGCACGAGCTGAGAGATAACGTCGAGACAGGTGGTCTTGCCGCAGCCGCGCGTCGGCGATGTGATCGCCAACCTGGGCGAGATCATCGTGGCATCGGTCAGGAACGTATGCGCGGCCCACAAGGCGCAGGCGTCCCGGCTGGCCTCGGGCATGATCACGTGCGCGCTAATGGCCTTGGAGATATCGTCCAGCAGCGCCGCACCATCGACCGTCTGCGGCCACGGCTCGGGCTCCGGAAACGAAATGGCGCGGCCTTGCATGCCGCTGTCGTCATCGCCGTCGAGGCCGAGCCGGTCACGCTCGCCCTGCACCAGACGGTCAAGGATCGAAGTGCGGAGCCCGAGTGCCTCGGCCGCGGCCTTGCGTTCCTGCTCGTATTTGATCGCCGGCAGCTTCGCGAGCCGCACAATCTCGGTCTCGGCGGAGCTTGCGGATTCATCTTCGGGCTTATTCCACTTCGCCCTGGCCCCGTTAATCAGGTCGTCGAGATCGGGATCGGTCGACCCGCCCTTGCAGTAGGGCGCACAGGCGAGCCGGATCTGGAGATCGGACCAGCCGCGGCCGATCATCGAAGCAATGGCCTCGCGGACGCTGTTGTGCCACTTGCCCTCGATGCGGCTGGCCTCCAGCAGCGTCATGATCCCATCGTCAGTGCGGCCGGGCCTGGTCGAATCCGCCTGGCCTTGAGGCGCGAATCCCGTCAGCCGCTCGACGGTATAGGCCGGCGAATCCTTGCGGATATGAAGTGTCACCAGTTCGGGCACATAGCCGCGCGCGACCTTGGCCTCGGTCGGATAGCTGACGGTGCCGGCCAGCCTCATGACCCGGCACACATCCTCGACGTCGTCGGTGTCGAGCAGCTTCTTAAGTGCAATGTTGGCGTTCCTGACCTGGTCCTTTGTGGTTTTGCCGTCGAACCTGAAATACAGGTGAGCCCGTTCGTGCGGCGTTCGCCCGGTCATCACCAGCATCGAGGTCGGAAGGGAGTGCGTCTCCAGGGCACCATTGATGCGGACGAGGGCTCCGGCGTCGTCGGAGTCGGACCAGGCGAACGCTGCCGCCAGGAAGTTATCGCCACTCGATCTGCCGCTCGGCCCGGTCTCGCCCTGCCGCAGCGAAACGCCGACATATAGATTGAATCCGGCCAGGTTCTTCTTTTCCGCGAACGCCGCCGCCTTCTCCAGATCGAACGGGGAAAAGTGCTCGGCGGCGTTGGGCGTTCCGTCGCCTGCCATGTCGGCGAACGCGATCTCTATCCATGCGTCGGGATAGTCTTTCACGAACCCAGGCGCGAACAGCGCATACAGGTGTTCATTGATATGAGCCCGGTTCGGGCGTGGTACGTCGAGCATCTCGGGTTCGATCGTCAGCGGCATCGCGGTCATCATGCGCCCTCGCGGTCGAAAGCCTTTGCATCGCGCTCGAGCAACGCGGCGATCACCGCCGCCGTAAATGCGTCACTGACGCCGCGGCTATCGAAGCTGAGCAGCTTCGCGTACTCGATCTTGCCGTCGGTATTGCGCTTGGCGACGCCGCCGCTGTCGAGCACCGGCTTGGCCGGCAGGCTGACCCAGCGCGAGCCGTTGCCATGCTCGTGAACGGCGAGATCGTGAAGGGTCAAGTGCAGATCGTCGACATGCACGGTGGCGAAGCCGCGCAGCGTGTTGCGGTGGAGCGGGCGGAAATCGGTAACGGTGATGGTAAACTTCATTGCAGTCTCCCTTTTGAAAATGGAGACCGACGCACTAGGGCTACTAGGCAAAGGGTTGGGAAGGGGCTAGATGTGGGAGTGTTCGATCCCCATCAATACCCATAAGCGTCCCGGCCGGTTTGCCTCGCCCCAGGCACCGGCCGTTACGCTGTTTCTTCGATGCCAAGCATTTTGCGGAGCGGAGCGGTCGGAACGACGATCTTTCCCCCGATGCGCATGGACGGTATCTCGGAGTTCGCACAAGCTGCGTAAGCTGAGTTCCTGCCGAGTCCGAATGCCTTGCCTGCGATTTCCACCGACACTGTCAGTTCTTTGACCAGCGCGTCCCGTACCGCCGTATCCATGCCACTCTCCATTTTCGTTATTGAAACGTAACGAGAACCTAGATATGGCGATTTGTGCCCCTTGTAAACCATTTATGTTATGATAAGGTAACACGAATTGGCACGGACGGGTATACGATGGAAAACAAAGCTAAACCCAAGAAAAAAGTCGGTCGACCGAGCACCGGATTGAAGCGGCCTGTGCTTGCGCTGCGCATCCACGATCACCTTCACGAAAAGCTGCAAGCGTCTGCGGCCGAGAAGCGCCTCACGATGTCGGAGGATGCCGCTGAGCGGTTGGCAAGGTCATTCCACCAAGAAAGCGACAACCTTCTAAGTGCGATCGTCAGGCACGCGATCGGCAAAGAACCCCGCTACGAGCCGCCCGCACACGGAGGACGCTTCGCGATGTCGCCATCGGGGAAGGCGCTGGTGATTGCGCGTCTCGCGGCTTTCATCGAGTCGATCCCGACGGCGGAGGAATCGACGCTGACGGATGAGGAATTTGAAGAGCTCTCCGAAATGGTCGATCGGGCCAACAGAGAAATCGCCCAGCAGAGGAAGGGCAAATAATGGCCACCGTCCGCAAACTCATTTTGAAATCCGGCCTGGTGACGTGGAGGGCGCGCTACATTGACGGTGGCGGCGTCCGCCGGACGAAGCAGTTTCCGCGAAAGAGCGATGGCGAGGCGTGGCTGGTAGAGGTCCGCCATGACGTAGCGCGCGGCACTCACACGCCGGGCAGCGTGTCGCCGACTGTGAAGGACGCCGCCGCGCTGTGGATAAAACGCTGCGAAGACAAGCGACTCGAACCGACGACAGTCGATGCCTACAGGCAGCACGTCGATCTCCACATCGCGCCGCGTATCGGCGCCAGGAAGCTTTCCGATCTGACAGTGCCGGCTGTTAATGCGTTCGCCGATCAACTGCGAGACGCGGGAATGTCGGCCGCGATGATCACGAAGGTGGTCCGATCGCTTGGCGCCATATTCAAGGAAGCCCGGCGGCGCGGCCTGTCTGCTGCGGCGCCGACGGTCGGGCTCGACCTCGACCTGCCAGATCGCGAGGATCCGCGTCCCGAAATCCCGACCAAGGCTGAGTTGCAGTTCATCCTCAACAAGGTGACCGGCCGCTGGCGCCCGCTGGTCCTGGTTGCGACTTTCTGCGGCTTGCGTGGCAGCGAATTGCGCGGACTGCGCTGGAACGATGTGGACCTTCAGACGCGCAAGATCAGCGTTAGCCAACGCGCCGATGCGTCTCACCGTATCGGCAAACTGAAATCGAAGGCCGGCTATCGATCGATCCACATGCCGCCGATGGTGTTGCAGGCGCTGCGGGAATGGAAGCTGGTCTGTCCAAAAGGTGACCTGGGGTTGGTATTCCCGAACAAGCTGGGCAAGGTCGAGTCACATTCGAACGTGCTAGAGCGCGGCCTGCATCCGGTGCTGCTGGCTGGTGGCATGATCGCGGCCACGGCGCCAAAGTACGGCATGCACTCCCTACGGCACGCCTGCGCCAGCCTGTGGATCGAGAGCGGCTATAATCCGAAGCAGATACAGAAGCTGATGGGCCACAGTTCGATCAAGGTGACCTTCGACGTTTACGGCCATCTGTTTGCCGACGACAAGGCCGACCAGCGCGCCGCTGAGGACGTCCAGAAGCTGCTGGGCGTCTAGGGTGGTACACTAATGGTACATGGCGCCTGCAAACCCTTGAAGTCGCTAGCCTGACGCCGGATTTCTACTCCGTGGGTTGCAGGTTCGAATCCTGCTGGGACCGCCAGTAACTTCAAAGACTTAGGTCAATCGAAGCCGTGATTTCCGTGTACCGCTAGGTGTTGAAAGAAACCCTTTGATATCAGGCATTCCCGCCTTGTCCCGATTAGTCCGTGGTACACGGACGGTATACGAAATCGCTTTTCGTTCTCCGCACATCCTGCGCACTTGCCAAACCGCCCGCGGCAGAACCACGGTGCGAGCATGCCACCGCACATGGTTTGCCTGCTTCCATTCCTGACGGCTAACTGCCAGGTCCGCCGCCTGCGGATCTCGCTGCCGCTGGTCGAGGGCCTGGTCGACGGCAAGCGCTATTTTCGGCCCGACGATCTGGCCGAGCCCGCCGGCCTGGATCTGAGATCGGCATTCCGGCCCAGATTCGCCGGCAAGCCCCCAACCCCCGACGACGAGGTGACGTGATGCCAGCGCTCGACCAGGTACGGCAGCCCGCACCCCTGCCAGTCGCATGGACGGCTGAGGTCGTTCGAGAGCGGATCGTCGAGGCATTCGAGATAGAAAAGCGCATGCCGGGCGAGCGACGCTTCGCCAGCCTCGCCTCATCCTGGCCGGCAACGCCGGTGCACAGCTTTGCCGATCGCGTTGGCTGGGACGATGCGCGGCAACGGGTTTGGGAAAGCTGGGAGCGGGCCAAGGGCGCCCACCCCTCGGAAGTCTCACGGATGGAGCAGGCGCTGCTCTGGCTCGAATGGCTGCCCATCAACGATCGGCGTTGCCTGGCGGCCTGGGCGCTGGCCGTTTCGGGCAACCGCTCGGTCAGCGCCATTTTAGTCAAGCGGCGCATGTCACGCACCACGTTCTACCGGAACCGCGATCGTGCGGCGCAGCGGATAGCCGATCGGCTCAACAAGGACGGCGTTCAGGTGAGGTGAGCGGCAGGCACAGGCCCCAGTCCGATGCGCGGCCGCCACTCAGCGGCCGCGCATCGGTTTCCTCAAATTAGGCGCTCTTGCGCTTAGTGCTCGGCTTCGTCTTTTCTTCCAACAGGTGAGCGAGGCGACGATCGAAGGTCAGGTGCATATACCCCCAATGTGGGCGCGCCTTGCCGATCGCATTGGGCGTGCGGCCGTAGGAGCCGATCCCTTGGTGCGTGATCGCGATAGCCTCCTCCTTCACCAGGTCCCAGAACTCCTGGACGAACTCGAAGCCTCCGATCCAGCGAGCTTTCTGCGTCCGCGGGTCGATCTCAACCAGGTTGCGGAAGGCGGCCAGGATTGGCAATGCAGCGCCGGGGTTCAGCCGGTACTCATTCTCCGGCAAGCCGGCAAACGGGAACGAGAAGGCCTTTTTCTTCGGCGCTTTATCGACGATCTTGAGCGCGCCGGCAGAGCCCTTGGTCGTCTTGTTGTAGATCTCCCTGAAATCACGCCGGATGATGTCATAGAGCTTCATCACGTCGAGCAGGATCGGGCCAAGGGCCTCGTATTTCGACGACGACTCATTTTTATCGGCACTTTCGGCGTCTTCCGAGAATGACTTCACCACCGCGCCGGATTTCTCGTAAGCCGCCATCGGTTGCCGCGCGCCGTTGTTCGGGTAGTCAAAGATGTTAAAGCATTCGAGCAAGCACAAGACGTCCACCACGTCGTAGGGCTTGTCCTCATTCTCGCGCCAGGCGATGAGTTCCTGGAACGGCTGCCCGTCAATGATTTGCTTGATCCACTCGAAATTGCCTCGCAGGTTCTCGATCGCAAACTCCTTCACCTGCATGCCGGTGTTCAGGCCTTTTGCGATGTCCGCAATGACACCCTCCTGCACGCCTGTGATGATCCGCATCTCGACATGCTGTTCCGCGGGGAGTTCCTCGTCCTTGCGGCTCTCATGCAGCAGACGGTAGGTGTGACCACCGTCGGCGATGCCCTGACCTTCGTCGAAGGTCATCTCATACTCGTGATCGTTAAGCTTCTTCACATGCTCAGCGATCACGGTGATGCCCTTGTTCATCAGGTCAAACGTGCCGATCTCGCTTGCACGATTGTACAGGCTGTCCTTGACCTGCTTGTAGACGCGACGGTTCAGGTCGCGGCCCTGAGCATCGCGTGGATTGGCTTCTAGGGGAATGTCGGAGGGGATATCGGCAGCGCGAACGATGAGATAGTGCTTCTCGACACCGGCGATGGAGGGGTGCGGAATACGACGCGCGTCCGCAACGCGCACTTTGACAGTGTGCATGGGTAATCTCCAAAATGGCTGTCCGATATGGACACCTTGATCACCGACTGCCCCGCAGGGCGCCGGCGCATGCAGGAGATACGAGTCGCGGCCGATTTGCTAGCGAAATCTTCGTTCCGCACCATCGAATTCACAACAGTGTAAAACCATCACCCAGGATGCCGCGCGCTTTCAGCCAGGCGATCGCCTCGTCAACGCTGTCGGTGCAGAGCCAGGCAAAGCCGCAACCGAGCAGGTGATCGCGCATGGATTCCTGCGCTGCCGACAACCGGCCACTGCCGCGGCGCTTCAGTTCCAGGAAAGCCATCTGCCGATCCGGCCCGGCGAATTGCAGATCGGGCCAGCCCGGCATGGTGCCGAGCCGACGGCATCTGCTTGCGGCTATCGAATCGCGATATTCGCCCAGCGGCACATGGGTGAACCGCCATTGCGGGTTGATCATGCGCCTGATCAGGTCGGCCAGGAAACACTGCATGGCAAATTCAGACGGACCCGGCGGTGCGATTCCCTTTTGCCGGCGCGACTTGAACAAATGCAGTTGCCTGGCAGCTGGCATCGTCGATCACGCGATCATGCTGTCCTTGTCGAACGGCGCCACCGCCCGAAGCCGCGGGCCGCCGCGCGTCTCGGCCAGTTCAGCCTTGACGGCCGCAAGCTCGGACTCCAGCTTTTCGCAACGGCGTTCCACGTCGACCAGGCCCTTGATGACTGTTTCGCCGAGGGCTTCCGTCATAATTTCCATGGTGCGCATCCTGCCCCGTTTGATTTCGCGCGCGATGTAGTTCACCCATTGCTGGGAGAGCGTCTCCGGCGCCCGGACCTGGTGCTGCGGCAACTCGGCCCGGTGATAATCTTTCACCACCGGTTCAGCCGGCCTGGCGTTGCGCGCCGCGGTGCGGGCCGCGGCCCAGGCCAGCATTTCGTCGGCGTCGATCTTGTGCTGCCGCGCGGCGATGTTGCGCTCGATCGCTTCACGTTCGCCAGGCTCATAACCGTATCGCTCGCGCAGTTCATCGCGGTCTAAGTCGAATTCGGAGGATTGGTCGGCCATGGTCGGTCCTTTCGAAATCCTGCCGCAGCTTATCAAGCTCAACAATGGCATCGGGGATGCTGCGGCCGACGGTGGCGCACCGCATCATCGCCGCGATGCAGTCATTGAGCGCGCGTTCGAACAGCGCGTCCTCGGAAACGGTGGCCTTGAAGGCTTCCAGTTCGGTGATCATAACGGCACCTCACCAGATGGTGGCAGTCGCCAGGGCAGTCGCTGTTGCTCGCCGCTTAATCCAGCCGGCCCGCAGCACGCTTCGCAACGCGACCAGATCTTGCTGGAACATGCTGCTCATCGGCGAGGCAACTACGCCGCTGCCCTGAACGCCGGTTGCCAGCGGCAATGGTGCATCGTTGAGATGCATGGCCGCCGAGTTGGAAATCGCGAATACCGGCTGGCCGACGATCATGGCAATGGCCGAGGCGTCGATCGCGCCA